GGTTTAGAATGGTTGCAAAAAGGACAAGTATAGGCTTGATTACCCCGAGCAGTGGGTTTACCTTGTCCTAATACTGAATTAACTAGAGCTATAGCTAGATTGTTTACCATAGCAGGGAATATATAAAATCCCTACTTGGAATCAAAGTCTTTCCTGTAAAATTTGCCTAAAACGTTATCGTTGAAATATTCTGAAGGGTTTTCTAATACCCCATGTTTAAACAAATATTTACACTCGTAATATGTTAGCAGTTTTTTGCTGTAAACCAACTCTAGTATTTCACGTTTGAATTCTTGCTGTTTACCCCCCTTCAACATTTCTAGGATAGGTTTAGCAGAGCCGTAATATGTTTTCCAATCGCTTTCTTTTTGAATTACTTGGTGGGTAGGTTTACGACCTGCACCTTGGTGTTCGGCTAATTCTTTGCGTGTTAACTTGCGTTTTACGTTGTGATACAATACTTTCTTACCAATGTAGGATACTCCGCTCGGTATATGAGTAGTAATGTAAATAAACCCATATATGTTGGGAGGAAAATCGTTTAATGTTTCTATAACTTTATTATTGTATAACCACATTTACCTATCTATGTTTACTAGTATTGTCGTATCAGTTGTTGCTGAGGTTGGGAGAGGTTGAGCGAGTTTACCTATAGCTAATAGATTTTGATTTTCATCGTACAATCCTATCGTTGATACATATGGTGAAAAGTATGAACCAGTTACATTATTTGCTAGTTGCCCACTCCCACTTAATTGAGCTGATGGATTTAATGTAGCATTGAATTCATTTTCTCGTATAGTACATTTGTATTGTGCTTCGTATATAGTATAGGATGAAGAGAAAGAACAGGTAACGTTTGTGGTAGTAACTGATCCTGAAGATAATAGTTGATTAGTAACTATGGCTAAACCGTGTGTGTATATAATATTTCCTATATTTGAACTTCCTGAAAGTAAATTACCTTGCCCATCGTCTGTTAAAGTATACGTAACACTTTCTGATGTAAACATATATTGAAAAGAATAGGGTTGAATGTAATTGCCATATATTTTAGAAGGTATAGATATTACTCCAATAGATCCGGTAGGCCAGCTTCTATCAGGAACTAAAGTGCTTTGTAAAAAATTATCGTATATAGGGCTATTTACATTCCCAATTAAAACATCACCACTTGGATTACTTCCTATAAACACATCAGGTTGAGACACATTATCCCCAGTACTTGATGTTAAAAAGTTAGAATAGTAAAGTTGTTTTATCGAGTTATATACTAAAACTTGATATTGGGTAGATAAAGTACCTGTAGTTGGATTATTACTTAAATTTGAATAATCCCAACTTCCATTTATTCCTGTAAATCTATCAATACCAACTAGTTGCCCATCTGAACCTGTAGCAAATTGGCTGTATGGAAAACTAAAACTTTTATTGACTGTAAACGGAGTTACAGTAATATCGGATGCTAAAAATTGTTTGTATGGCCCCATTCATTAGAAATCTAACTTAACTCGAATCAATGCTTCTTTGGTAAAATCTTTAACTAAAGGTCTTGATAATTTAGCTACAGCTAATAACTCATTAGCATCATTATATAAACCTACAGTTGTAATATATGTTTGTGGATTGTTTATAAAGCTAGAATACAATACATCCCCAGTTGATCCACTAATAAATGAAGGATTAGTTGTATAATTAAATTCTGCGTTTTGGGGTCTTACGAACACAAAATCTGAAGTAATATTTTCTTGGGAATTTAATTGAAAACTAGCACCCCCTGAAATAGCATTAAATAAACGAACATTGTTGTATCCGTTAGTAACATTAGCTTGGATACCAAACGATCCACTATACGATAATGCAACTCCTCCACTATTAAAAGGTAAAACTAAAGCTTGGGCATTTAATAAAATAGTTCCAATATCAGGCAAAAACCATCCATAAGAACCAGATATAGTTTGACCTGCAATTGTTGATCCTCCGGTTAGCGTAGAAACAGCTCGGCCGTTAGAACCGGATACTAGTTGGTATACTCGCATTCCATTAACATATGGGACGGCTGTTACATCGTTACTGTTATCGGTTATAGACAAATAATTTGCAGTACTTCCACTTTGTATTCTTAAATTTAAAGAACCAGGAAACAAAGATTGTTTGTAGTTAGCTCTTTCTACAGATAATATAAAGAAATCAGATTGTGTAACTGCACCAAATATAAAATTAGCTGTTTCGTCTTCAAGAACTAGATTTCTATATTGACCATACAAAGTACTTGAAGGTGAATATTGAGGAATACCTGAATTATAAGCCACAGATCCTGAACCAAGTTTATTTGCATATCCAATATAAAATTGGACAGCAGCATTTGTAATGGTAGAAGCTGTGTTATACGAAGCCAATACGTAATCACCCTGCAAGCTAGCGTCTTGAGTTGAACTAGTAAAAAATGTAGTTAAGTTATAAGTATTATTAGTCCAACAAGGAGCAGTTACAGACTCGGCTGAAACCAAAAAATCTTCTGGGGTAAATCTTTTAAATGACATATATATTAGGCTGAAGTTTTAGTTACTGTTATAGGAATTGTAATGCGGGCTCCTGAATCTCTACCTACTACTGTTAAAGTAGCTTGTAGGAAATTATTTGAACCAAACAATGTATTTACAGTGGTTGCGGTCATGTTGATTGTAGTACCAATTACTGTCTTAGACACGTTTGTTCCAAGTGTAGTTGTAGAATTTAAAGCAGTAGCGTTGGGTGTATTAATACCTACCCCGTTAAACACACTCATTGTTCTAACATCGGATATAGTAGCTGTGTACCCTGAGGCTTCAAATACTGTATTGTTACCTAGATAGTTTAATGTTTGAGGAGTAATAGCTAATGAAGCGCCTTGTTTTAATGTAATAGCAGAATATCCTAAGTTAAGGACCGGCATTTTAGCTGTTCCTCTAGGTAAAGTAGTTAACACATACTTCATTTCCTGTGTTACTAAAGGAAAAGCTTCTAGTAAAGGCATATTTTCAATGGCTTGACCATAAAAAGCAGAACCTGAAGGATTAGTAGGATTATATAAAGTATAATCTATTTCATCATCAGATAAAGCAAATTGAGTAATTCTAAAAGAGCCATCTCCTCTAGCTAATAGTTCTCTACCTACATCGGTTAATATAGCGTCTACTGTTACTACTGAGTTATTTAAATATCCCATTGTTTAAAAAGTTGTTTGATTGTGATTATAAATATATGTAATTTTGGTTTTATTATGTCTTGTTTGAACCATATGTTTTAGTTATGGTTTGGAAATTTTCGGTAATTGTAGGAGAAGGGAATTGAGTTGTAAAAGCTCCATTTTGTATTCCACTAAAACTGGTACTATCACTTCCCGAAACTATTAAACGATATGAGTTTATAGGGGAAGGCCAAATTAAAGCTCCATAGTTACCTGCCCCCCCTATTTCTATACCATCTAATAAACTCCAATCATAATCTTTAGACAAATTAAAATAAGCAGCATTAGGTGATGAGGAAGCTGTAGCAAATGTTATTTCAATAGGGGGTATAAAAGAACCACTTACTACCTGATTAAGGGATCCAGTAATAGTTGTAGGTAAATTTTGATAAAAAGATATAAACCATCTCCACTCACCACTTGCTAAACTTGCGGATATGCCCCCATATGATGAAAATGGATACATAATAGCGGCAAAAGCTGATACAGTTGAACCCATAATATAATTATTATTAGAATCTAAAGTTACTTGATTTAAAGCCCTGGTAGAATTTCCAAATTCAAATCTACTTTTACTAAATGAGGCTGTTCCTATGACAGTTGCTCCTGAACTTGATATAGCATAAGTTGCTAGAGCAGGAGCTTCAGCTCTGTTATATACAACGCTTAATTGGATTCCTAGTTTTCCACCAGGAGCATAAGGTGTAGGATATATAGTAGTACCTTCAGGTAAATTAGCTTCAACTATAAAAGGATAAGCTGGGTTGCTTGGTTGTACTACATTTACACTATTTTCTGAATTGACTATTAAAATATTACCTAAACTAACTGTTCCACCATTTACATATTCGGGGTATCCTCCACCCATCCAATCAAATTCATAAATACAAGTATCATATACATCTATTGAAGCCGGAATAGTACTTCCACTCCCTGTATTAGGTATATTATAATTATCACTTGTATTTTCGCTCCCATTATATCTTGGATTTATAATTCTGAGGGTAATGTAGTTTGAATCTGGGGTAGCTGCTAATGCGGCTGATGCAGACCTAATCGCTAAAAAGTTAACAGGAACAGATTGAT